TACAACAATGCAGCTTTGCTTGTTGAAATAAACGATATTGGTGGACAAGTTGCAGATAACGTGTTGTATGAATATGGATACGATAATATTTTGTACACAGCTCATGACGGTAGAGCGGGCGGGAAAAAAGTAACATTAGGTTACGGTCGTGGCGCAGAAAGAGGCATTAGAACAACAAAAACAGTTAAGTCTGTTGGATGTTCTATGCTGAAATTATTAGTAGAACAAAATCAATTTATTGTGAACGATTTTGATACAATTAGAGAATTATCTACGTTTTCTAAAAAAGGAAACTCTTATGAAGCAGAACCTGGAGCGCATGACGACTTAGTTATGTGTTTGGTATTGTTTTCTTGGTTTACTGACCAGAATTTCTTCAAAGAGTATTCAGACATAAATACAATTACGAAATTAAGAGATAGAACAGAAGAAGAAATTATGGAAGATCTTCTGCCTTTTGGTGTTTTTGATGATGGTAGTCCTGATGAGGAAGTGGTGTATACTGTTGAAGATAGGAACTATGCAGACTGGATCAGCCTTTTCTAATTCCTGAATTTTATAAATATAACAAAATAAGACCTCAATAGGAGACAAAAATGGCATTCAGCATAAGCCCAGGTGTAACAGTAAGCGAAATTGACCTAACTACCGTTGTTCCTGCAGTAGCTACTACAACAGGAGCTATCGCGGGTCTATTTCGTTGGGGTCCGGTTCTATCTCCAGTTCTAATTGGAACAGAGTCGCAATTAGTTAATACTTTTGGTAAACCATCAAACCTAAACCCAGAAACATTCTTCACAGCCGCAAACTTCCTTGCATACGGCAACGCTCTATATGTTGGCCGCGCTGCAAGCAACGGCACATCAGCTGCAGTAACAGCAACAAGCAATAGCGCAGCAAATAGCATTACATTGCCGCTTACAACTGCTATTAACGTTGGCGATATCGTATATTCGTCTATTGTTCCTGCGAATACTCAGGTTTCAACAGTATCGTCTAACTCCACTACTTCTGTTGTTACTCTAACACAAAATATCACTGCTAACGCATCAGCAGTAAGTTTCCTTTTTGCTAACGCAACTGCTCCATTCACTGCTATTGCGAACACAGCTGCTATCTCGAACCCACTAGGTTCATATATTCTTAACAACAGAGCAGCGTATGATGCTGCTGTTCAGAATAAAACTTATCCACTTTCTAACGATACCAACAAAGTGCCATTTATCGCTAAGTATCCAGGCGCTCTTGGTAGCTCGCTGCTTGTTTCTGTTTGCGCTGGTTCTCAGCAATATTCTTCGAATATCGCAAACTCAACTGTAACAGCAAACGCAATTATGTCTGGCTTTGCTTCTATCGGAAGCAATACTCTAACACTGTACTTCACATCAAACGTAGCACCAACCTTTACTGGAACAGGTTCGGCTACTGTTGGTAATAGTACTGTTGCTTGGACTGTATCAAATGCAACTGCACAAAGCACTGCAAACAGCTCGATCGCAATCGGCGACATTATTGCTCTAGGTAATACTACAATTGGTACTCAATACGTCCAAGTTACTGGAAAGACAACCAACACAATCAGTCTTGGTAACACAACGGTAAACGCTTCAATTGCTGCTATTACTCTGAACCTTGCAACAAACTATAACCTATCGACAAATACCATTATCGATACATCAGCAAACAACGCTGGTTCAAATCCTAATGCTACTCGTTATTGGCAGTTCTTCAATAACGTAAATGGCGCTCCTGGTACTTCTATCTACCAGTCAACATATGGTGCTGCTTTCGGTACTGCATCGGTACAGGACGAAGTTCATGTTGTTGTTCAAGATGCTTATGGATACTTCACAGGCATTCCAGGAACAGTTCTTGAGACTTTCCAAAATCTGTCAAGAAACACTGATGCCAAAACAACGGATGGAGCTACTCTATATTACAGATCGGTAATCAACGATAACTCTGTATATGTTTACAACATCGACGATGTTGCTTCAACAGCTGCTTCGGCAAACACAAGAACTGTTGCGAGTGTCACTAGCGCATCACCAACAACTATTCAGTTCGCTTATGGTTCAGATGGTGCTGACGAAACAACTGTAGCAACTGCAGCTATTGCTGCTGGATACGATCTTTTCAGATCACCAGAAAGTATTGATATTTCTCTGGTTCTTGGCGGAAGAACTGATGCGTCTGCATATATCCCAGGATATATTACAGATAACATCACACAGGCTCGCGGAGATTGCGTGGCGTTCATCTCTCCACGTAAGTCAGACGTTGTAAACCAAGTCGGCCTCGAAGCTGCAAATATTGTAAACTTCAGAAATAACGTGTATAATCGTTCTTCGACATATGCAGTTATGGATACAGGTTACAAGTATCAATATGACAAATACAACGACGTATATCGCTATATCCCACTTAACGGTGACGTTGCTGGTCTATGCGCAAGAACAGATAATACCAACGATCCATGGTGGTCGCCAGCTGGCTACAATCGTGGACAGATCCTGAACACAATCAAACTTGCTTATAATCCTAAGAAAGCTGATCGTGATCTTCTATATCAAAACGCTGTTAACCCAGTTGTTACATTCCCAGGACAAGGTACAGTTCTGTTCGGCGATAAAACTCTTTCGACTAAACCAAGTGCATTCGATAGAATTAACGTTCGCCGTCTATTCATTGTTCTTGAGAAAGCAATTAAAAAGGCTGCTCAATATACTCTATTCGAGTTCAATGATGACTTCACAAGAACTCAGTTTATCAATCTGATTGATCCATATCTGAGAGATATTCAGGGAAGAAGAGGCATTACAGACTATCGTATTGTATGTGATACAACCAATAACACTGCACAGATTATCAATAATCAGCAGTTCGTTGGCGATATCTACATCAAACCTGCAAGAGCAATTAACTTCATTCAGCTGAATTTCGTTGCTGTTAGAACTGGTGTTGACTTCTCGACGATTGTTGGCCAATTCTAATAAATAGCAAGATAGGAGAATACTACGATGGCATTCAGTATTGAACAATTTAAAGCTCAATTAGAATTTGGTGGTGCAAGACAGTCACTATTCCAAGTGCAGTTCAGCAACCCAGCAAACTCTATTGCTGACGTAAAGGTTCCATTCCTTTGCAAAGCAGCATCTCTTCCTTCTTCAAATCTAGGAACTATCCAAGTTCCTTATTTCGGAAGAATGATCAAACTTGCGGGCGATCGCACTTTTGACCCTTGGGCAGTAACAATCATCAATGATGAAGACTTCCTGATCCGTAATGCTCTTGAACAATGGACAAATAAGATCAACTCGCTACAAGGAAACTTAAGAACCTTTAGCAGCTCTGCTCCTATTCTGTACAAGTCAAACGCTATTGTTACTCAGTTCAGCAAGACAGGTAAGACTCTAAGACAATACACTTTCCATGGTATTTACCCTGAAAACGTTGCGTCAATTGGTCTTGACTGGAGCGCAACTGACCAGATTGAAGAATTCACTGTTAACTTCAACTACGACTGGTGGGAAGTAACTAACGGAACTACTGGAAACGCTGGCGGAGCGTAACATATATAATATAATGATTAATTAAATTGTGAGGTAACATGGCACAACTGTTTGGCTTTGAAATTAAAAGAGCCGTAGAAGATACATCGTCGATACAATCTTTTGTTTCAAAAGAAACAGACGATGGCGCATTAGTTGTTTCAGCGGGCGGAACTTTCGGGACATATTTAGATCTTGAAGGTTCCGCCAAGACTGAAGCAGAAATCGTAGCAAAATATCGTGAAATGTCAATTCAACCAGAATGCGAATTGGCTATTGACGATATCGTAAACGAAGCTATTGTAAAAGAAGATAATGACAAAATCGTTGAGCTAAACCTCGATGACGTTCCACTAGAAGACACTATCAAAGATGCTATCAAAGGTCAGTGGGACGAAATTTCTAGAATGCTTCAAATCAACACTCACGGATATGATATTTTCCGTCGTTGGTATATTGATGGCAGAATGTATTATCATATCATGATTGATACAGCAAACCCTCGTTCTGGTATTCAAGAATTGCGTTATGTTGATCCAAGAAAGATTCGTAAGGTTCGTCCTGTTAAGAGAATCAAAAAGAATGGAATGTATGTTAACATCATAGAATCAGAGTTCTATATGTTTAACGAAAGAGGATTCAAAGGATCTTCGGCTTCTAACATGGATAACCAGGGTCTTCAGATTTCTAAAGATTCAATCATTCATGTTACCTCAGGTATTGTAGATAAGGACAATAAAATTGTTCTCGGACACCTACATAAAGCAATCAAGCCATTAAACCAGCTGCGCGTTCTTGAAGACGCTACTGTAATCTATCGTATCTCACGCGCACCAGAACGTCGCATTTTCTATATTGACGTTGGTAACCTGCCAAAGATTAAGGCAGAGCAGCATGTTAGAGATATGATGACCCGCCATAAAAATCGTCTAGTCTATGATGCCACGACTGGTGACATGAGAGACGATCGTAAATTCATGACCATGCTCGAAGACTACTGGCTACCTCGTCGTAGCGAAGGTCGTGGTACTGAAATTACAACTTTGCCATCGGGCCAAAATCTAGGTGAACTTGCTGACGTTCATTATTTCGAAAAGAAACTATACAGATCACTCAACGTTCCTGTTTCTAGACTTGAATCAGAATCAGGATTCAATATGGGTCGTTCGTCAGAAATTACTCGTGATGAATTAAAGTTTCAGAAGTTTGTATATCGCCTTCGTTTGAAATTCTCAGAACTATTCATGAAAGCTCTAGAAAAGCAGCTTATCTTGACTGGTATTCTTACAACTGAAGACTGGGATTCAATTAAAGATTCTATTCACTTTGACTTCCGCCGTGATAACTATTTTGCTGAACTTAAAGACAGTGAAATTCTTCGTGAGCGTCTAACCACCCTACAGCAGATCGACCCATATGTCGGTAAGTATTACTCTGTTGAGTGGGTGCGTAAGAACGTTCTAAGAATGACGGACTCGGATATTGAACAGATGGATACTGAAATCGAATTTGAAATCCAAAACAATACACCTGGATTAACTGCTCTGCAAATGGATCAAGGCGTAGAAGGAACTGATAATGCTGATGCAAAATTAGCGGCGGATTCGAGCGAGTCAGGTAATGCTCCTACTCCCGAAAAGGCACCAAAAGCACCAAAAGTTCCTAAAGAAGCATAAATAATAAATAGATTATTGGAGAATATTATGCCAGAAGATACTTACACCATTGATGACGTAGTTAATATGATTGTGGCGGGAGATAAAGTAAATCTCGGAGCTGCTGTACATGACGTAATGATGCAGAAAGCGGCACAAGAATTAGAAGTCCAAAAAGTTTTAATCGCACAAAGATTCCTCGATGCTACACCACAAAGTGATGACTACGAGGATGACGGAGAGGATACAGAGGAATAAGATGGCTGAAAATCAAGACCTAAGTCAAACACAGGTTCGCTTATCTAAGGGAACTGTACCTAACCCGAAATACTATCAGCCTAAGCCAACTGCTGGGGATGAAGTTCGTTTCTTTAAGAAACACGTTGTTAAGATTATTGACAATCTCAAAAATGACCAAAAGAATGCTCCCCCAGGCGTTAAAGGCGGCAGCGAACAGTTTGAGATAGGCAAGAAAGCTAAGAAAGACGATACTGTAAAGGCAGATATCGATAGCTCGGCTGAAGAAGATGAATACGTATACGAATCATTTGACGATATTCTAGAAAAGCTAGATATGTCAAGAGGCGCTGGTCCTGTAATTGATGATTTTGTTAAATCTAAAGATCCTCGTTTTGCAGGTAAAGACAAAAAAACACGCATTAGAATGGCACTAGGTGCATATTACGGCAAGAAGAACGAAGAGTATATGGCAGAAATGGGTGACCCAATGTCGGCTGCTCCTGCTACTTCAGATTCTCCAGGTCAAGGCGACGGCAATCCAACATCAAATTCTCGTGAATTCAAGAACGAAACAGATTCTGAACCCGATACAGGCGAAGGTACTGAAGTTCCTGAATATAGAAAACAGCTAGAAGCTCTTGCTCTAACATCAGCCCAGCTATACGAAATGATGTCAGACAATAAAGACATTAGCCAAGAAGATGCTCAAAAAATTGAGTATGCTTTAACTTATATCAATGACATTTATGAAACAGCTGCAACATCATCTCAGGATACATCAAACGAAAAGAAATCGACTGATGACAATACTGAAATGAAGCCAAATGCTTATTCTTCAGCTCAAGGTAGCATGAAGAGTGAATCTTATACTAGACTAACACGTGCGCTCGGAGAAGCTAGAGAAGTTACTCCCGCTCTTAGAGCCGCGCAAGCTCGTCTGCGTGATGGTCCACCAAAAGCACAACCGAAATCATCAATTTTTAAAAATTCGGAAAGTGGAACTAGAGACCTAGTTAAGCATCATCGCGAAAGATATAAACATCATAAAGATGAACTCCAGAATTGGGAAGATGCTCATCATGATCTCAAATCAGGGAATCTAGGAATACCAACTGATGATCACAATTGGATGCGCGGAGCTGAAGATGAAATTAACTCGCATATTGATCATCACGCAGAACGTCTAACTCATCACAGAGAAAGAATGCATAGATATAATAATATGCTGTCAAAGCCATATAATATCAAAGAAGATGTGGATCAGCTTGATGAAATTTCTAAAAAAACTGCTACTTCGTTTTTAGATAAAACAGAACCAGAAAATGAATTTGTATCAGGTCCTGTAGGAAAAACAGGTCATGGAAAAGGAAGAAAACTTGCTTTTTCAAAATTAGCAAAACACAGCAAAGCTAAAGTTCCTGCTACTGAATCTGCTGATTACGTTTCTCCTGAACTCAAAGATATTAAGTTCAACAACAAGAAGCCAGTCAAAGGCGAGAAGTTATCTCCCGATGAAGGCGGCATAACAACAACAAACGATAGTGACGCGCTAGATGCTATTCGTACTGATTTCAAAAAGCATCTGATCAATAAGAGAAGCAAAGGAACCAAGTAATGAGCGGCGCTTTACTAATTTGCGAAAAAATTGAAGACGTAAGAACTCTTAAAGAGACTACCGAAAACGGTAAGAAGAATTACTTCATTGAAGGTGTATTTCTTCAGTCATCAATTAAAAATCGCAACGGAAGAATGTATCCAGAAGAAGTAATGGATAGAGAAGTTGCACGTTACACAAAATCTCTAATTGAATCAAACAGAGCCTATGGTGAACTTAATCACCCATCGGGTCCTACAATTAATCTAGATCGCGTATCGCACATGATCAAAGAACTGCGTAAAGATGGACCTAACTATATCGGTAGAGCGCAAGTTCTTGAGACCCCTATGGGAAACATTGCCAGAAACCTTATTGATGCTGGTGCTAACCTTGGTGTTTCGTCAAGAGGCATGGGTTCGCTAAAACAAAACAAAGATGGCATTATGGAAGTTCAAAATGACTTTATGCTTGCTACTGCTGCTGATATTGTTGCTGATCCATCAGCTCCTGATGCTTTTGTTAAGGGCATTATGGAAGGTACTGAATGGTGGTATGATATTGCTGAAGGTTCTTGGAGACAGGTTGAAGCTGTTAAAACAGAAATTAAGAAAATGTCCACAAGACAAATTCAAGAAAATAAGGTCAGAATGTTCGAGAATTTCGTAAATTCATTGGTCAAAAGATAAGAATATATAAATAC